GGTTTATACTCTCTTTTTATTCCAATGGAGTGGAATTATGAAGGATTCATTGATGAACACGGAATTCCAGTCTTTGATAATCCAGACCATGATGTCTTCGACCCACAAGGGGAGCTAGTAGATATAGGTGTTATAGAGAACTGGCAGAACGAAGCTGATGGTTTAAAAGGAGATCAAGATGCTTTAAACGAGTTTTACAGACAATTTCCAAGAACTACAGAACACGCATTTAGAGACGAAGCTGCTGGGAGTATATTTAACTTAGTTAAACTATACGAGCAAATAGATTACAACGAAGAAATGTCTAGGTCGTTAGGTGTTACTAAAGGTAATTTTCAATGGATTAACGGGGTTAAAGATTCAAAAGTAATGTTTTATCCAGATCCAAAAGGTAGATTTAAAATTAGCTGGACACCTTCAATAGAAATACAAAATAAAATTGTAATAAAAAATGGCATTAAATGGCCAGGCAACGAACATATGGGCGCTTTTGGTTGTGATAGCTACGATATATCGGGTACCGTTGATGGCGTTGGATCCAAAGGCGCACTTCATGGTTTAACAAGATTTTCAATGGAAGATGCTCCAGCTAACAGCTTTTTTTTAGAGTATTTAGCAAGACCACAAACTGCTGAAATCTTTTTTGAAGATGTTTTAATGGCTTGTATTTTTTATGGAATGCCTATACTAGCAGAGAACAACAAACCTCGTTTATTGTATTATTTTAGAAGACGTGGTTATAGAGGTTTTAGCATGAACAGACCTGATAAAATATGGAACAAATTATCTGTAGCTGAAAAAGAAGTAGGTGGAATACCTAATTCTAGCGAAGATATAAAACAAGCTCACGCCGCTGCTATTGAAATGTATATACAAGCGCATGTTGGTATTAAGCAAGATGGTTCTTTTGGAGATTGTTATTTTAATGAGTTGTTAAATGACTGGGCAAAATTTGATATAAACAAAAGAACAAAACATGATGCGTCTATAAGCTCTGGATTAGCTATCATGGCTAATAATAGACATCTTTACGCACCAAATGCAAAAGTAGAAAAACCAAAATTAAACATAAGTATTGCTAAATATACAAATGAAGGTAGTACATCTAAATTAATCAAAAAATAAACATGGCAGAGTCTGTTATAAATAATTTTTTTCCAAGTCAAGTTGTTAGCGACTCAGTTAAAAAAAGTGATGAGTATGGTTTAAAAGTAGCTAAAGCTATTGAGACTGAGTGGTTTCATGTAGACAGAGGTTCTAACAGGTACAGAACTAATCAAAATGATTTTCACAAACTAAGACTATACGCTAGAGGCGAACAGTCTATACAAAAATATAAGGATGAGTTATCTATAAACGGTGATTTGTCCTATCTTAATTTAGACTGGAAACCAGTGCCGATTATACCTAAGTTTGTAGATATAGTTGTTAATGGTATTGCTGAAAGAACTTACGATATAAAAGCATACTCACAAGATCCATACGGTGTTACTAAAAGAACAGAGTATATGGAGTCTGTGATAAGAGACATGAAAACAAGAGAGTTTAACGATCTTGTTAAGCAAGAGTTTAATATGGATTTTTATGAAAATAAAAAAGAAGACTTACCTGACACGCAAGAAGAATTAGATTTACACATGCAGCTTAGCTATAAACAAGCTGTAGAAGTAGCTGAAGAACAAGCTATAAACGTTTTAATGGAAGGAAGTAAGTATGAGTTGATCAAAAAACAATTTTATTACGATCTTACAGTTCTTGGAATTGGCGCTACAAAAACTTCTTTTAACACATCAGAAGGTGTTGTTGTTGATTACGTTGACCCTGCTGATTTGGTTTATTCTTATACTGAGTCGCCTTATTTTGATGACATATATTATGTTGGTGAAGTTAAAATGATTCCAATAAATGAACTTATAAAACAATTTCCAAACTTAACGCAAGAAGAGTTACAAGAGTTAGCTAAAAACAAAAGCTCACATCAAGCCAACTACCATAACAATAACTACAATTTACAAGAAGAAGATAATAACAAGGTTCAGGTTTTATATTTTAATTATAAAACTTACATGAATGAGGTTTATAAAGTTAAACAAACAGGTAGTGGAGCTAGTAAAGTTTTACTTAAAGATGATACGTTTAACCCTCCTAAAACAATGGATGGTGGATTTGAAAAAATTGAAAGATCTATTGAAACTATTTATGAGGGAGCTATGATATTAGGTACTGATAAGTTGCTTAAGTGGGAAATGGCTAAAAACATGACTAGACCTAAAAGTGATTTTACAAAAGTAAAAATGAACTACGCTATTGTAGCTCCTAGAATGTACAAAGGTAGAATTGAGTCTTTGGTTAAACGTATAACTGGTTTTGCAGATATGATACAATTAACCCATTTAAAACTACAACAAGTTTTAGCTCGCGTAGTTCCTGATGGTGTTTATTTAGACGCTGACGGTTTAGCTGAAATAGACCTAGGTAACGGAACAAGTTACAATCCACAAGAAGCTTTAAATATGTTTTTCCAAACAGGGTCTGTTATTGGTAGATCAATGACCTCTGAAGGTGATATGAACCCTGGTAAAGTTCCTATTCAAGAAATATCATCAGGTTCTGGTGGTCAAAAAATGCAAAGCTTAATAGGTACGTATAATTATTATATGCAAATGATAAGAGATACTACTGGTTTAAACGAGGCTAGAGACGGTAGTACGCCTGATAAAAATGCTTTAGTTGGTGTACAAAAACTTGCAGCAGCTAACTCAAACACCGCAACTAGACATATTTTACAAGCTGGATTATTTTTAACATCAGAGGTTGCCGAATGTTTATCTCTTAGAATATCTGATATATTAGAGTATTCACCAACGAAAGATGCTTTTATACAACAGATAGGTAATCACAACGTAGCTACTCTTGAAGAAATGAAAAATCTTCATCTTTATGATTTTGGTATATTTATAGAGTTAACTCCAGATGATGAAGAAAAACAAATGTTAGAGCAAAACATACAAATGGCTTTGCAGCAACAACTAATTGAACTTTCTGATGCTATTGATCTTAGAGAAATTAAAAATATAAAACTTGCTAATCAACTATTAAAAATACGTAGACAAAAAAAGCAAGAAAAAGATCAAGCTATGCAGCAGCAAAATATTCAATCTCAAGCACAAGCAAATCAACAGTCAGCTCAATCAGCCGCTCAAATAGATATGCAAAAACAACAAGCAATGATGCAGGCTGAAACTCAAATGGAGCAAATGAAAGCCCAACTAGAAGCACAAAAAATGCAACAAGAAGTTTTGTATAAAAAAGAACTTATGCAAATGGAGTTTGACATGAACATGCAACTTAAGTCTATGGATGTTGAGGCTGTTGCAAGTAAAGAAAAACAAAAAGAAGATCGCAAAGACGAAAGAACTAAAATACAAGCCACTCAACAAAGTGAAATGATTGAACAAAGAAATAAGGGTAAAGCACCTAAAAACTTTGAGTCAGCAGGTAATGATATACTAGGTGGTGGGTTTGATTTAGGAGCTTTTGATCCCAAGTAAAAATTATTAACTATTATTATATTATATTATGGAAGAAAACGTAGAAAACGTAGTTGAAGAAACTACACAACCAACTGAACAAGTTGAAGAAACTAAAAAAACCAATTTTAATGAAGACGGCGATTATGTTGTTGATTTAAACAAACCAAAAGAAAATGAAGTTAAAGAAGATAACCCTGACAACAAGGGAGTGGCTGGAGTCAATGAAAATGCCACTACCACAGAAAAACAAGAAAAAGTACAACCGGAAGAACAAACACAAGAAGAGCAAGCCCCAGTATTAGAAGAAATAACTGACGAAGAAGTTGTTGAAGAAACAAAAGAACTTACAGAAGAGTTGGTTGAAGCTAAAACAGAGGCAGAACAAACTGGTAAAGAAATGCCTGAAAACCTACAAAAAGTTGTAGAGTTTATGGAGGAAACTGGTGGTACATTAGAAGATTATGTTCGTCTTAACCAAGATTTTTCAAGTTATGACGATATGACAGTACTTAGAGAGTACTATAAACAAACAAAATCTCATTTAGATCAAGATGAAATAGAATTTTTGATTGAAGACTCATTCTCGTATGACGAGGAAGTTGATGAAGATAGAGATATTAAAAAGAAAAAAATAGCGCTTAAAGAGCAAGTTGCCAGCGCTAAAAGCCACTTAGACGGGCAAAAGTCTAAATACTATGAGGAGATCAAAGCTGGTTCAAAGCTAACGCCTGAACAACAGAAAGCAATGAGCTTTTTCAATAGGTACAACAAAGAGTCTGAAGAGACTAAAAAAATAGCAGACAAACAAACTAATACTTTTTTAAATAAAACTAAAGAGGTTTTTAACGATAAGTTCAAAGGTTTTGAATATAAAGTCGGAGATAAGAAGTATAGGTTTAATGTGAAGAATGCTGGAGAGGTAAAAGATAGTCAAAGCGATATTAATAATTTCGTCAAAAAGTTTTTGAACGAAAAAAATGAAATGTCAGATGCTAAAGGTTATCATAAATCTCTATTTACAGCAATGAATCCCGATGCTATTGCTAATCACTTTTACGAACAAGGTAAGGCGGATGCTTTAAAAAACAGTGTTGCCAAAGCTAAAAACGTAAGTATGGATCCAAGGCAGTCGTTTAGTAATGATAATACTAGCGGACCTAAATTCAAGGTGTTAGGCAATGATTCTTCTAGCTTTAAGTTTAAAATTAAAAACAAATAATAAATTTAAAAAAACAAAATTATGGCAATTACAAGCGTAACGTCGACGGGTTTAACTCCATCGCCGAGAAAACAAACGTTGGCGTCATCATATTTAGACTTTACTACTACAGATGGAAGTGGAGCTGATGGATGGGCACAACAATATTTACCAGATCTTATGGAAAAAGAAGCAGAGATTTTTGGAAACAGAACTATCTCAGGATTTCTTTCACAAATAGGAGCTGAAGAGTCTATGACTGCTGACCAAGTTGTTTGGTCTGAGCAAGGTAGATTACATTTATCATACAAAGACTGTACGGTATCTACAAACACTATTACTATAGTAAACGAAATTGGTGGTCATGACTCAAATAGCACTCATGGTATACGTCCAGGAGATATGTTACTAGTATCTGATGCAAACGCAACTGCTCAGGCATTTGTTGTTTCTGTGGGAGCTGACAACGTTGTTGTTCTTCCTTACAAGCATGCTAATTTAGCAGGTGTTGGTATTGGTAGTACAGGCGTAAGTATTTTAGTTTATGGTTCTGAATATGTTAAAGGAGCTGTTGGAAGAGATGGTGCTAATGAACCAACTTTCCAATCATATGACAACAAGCCTATTATCATGAAAGATAAATATGAGATCTCTGGATCTGATGCTTCTCAAATTGGTTGGGTTGAAGTTTCTGGTGAAGACGGGCAAAACGGTTACCTATGGTATTTAAAAGCTGAAGGTGACACTAGAACTCGTTTTACTGATTACTTAGAAATGTCTATGATTGAGTCAGTTAAAGCAACTGTTTCTTTTTCTGCAACTGAAATTGGAGCTCAAGGTGTTATTGGTGGTACTGAAGGTTTGTTTGCTGCTATTGAAGCAAGAGGTAACCAAACTACTGGTGTTACTGGTATTAACGCTTCTACTGATTTAGCTGAATTTGATGCTATTTTAGCTGAGTTTGATAAAAACGGTGCTATTGAAGAAAACATGATGTTTGTGAATAGAGCTACGTCTCTTGCAATGGACGATATGTTAGCTTCAATGAATTCTTACGGAGCTGGTGGTACTTCTTACGGAGTATTTGATAATTCTGAAGATATGGCATTAAATTTAGGTTTTTCTGGTTTTAGACGTGGATCTTACGATTTCTACAAGTCTGATTGGAAATACTTAAATGATTTAGGTACAAGAGGTGGTATGGTTGATACTGTTGGTGCTATTCGTGGAGTTATAATTCCAGCGGGTGTTTCTTCAGTGTATGATCAAGGTTTAGGTAAAAACCTAAAAAGACCATTTTTACACACTAGATACAGAGCTTCTCAAACAGAAAGCAGAAGATTAAAAACTTGGGTTACTGGTTCTGTTGGAGCTGTAACTTCTGATCTAGATGCAATGGAAGTACACTACTTAACTGAAAGATGTTTAGTTGTACAAGGTGCTAACAATTTCATGTTAATGAACTAAGCACAATTATTTTAAAGAACCGGGGCTTCGGCCTCGGTCTTTTTATTTTATTAATTTATATTATATTATATTATGTCAAAAACAACAAAAAAAGCTTACGCTGGAGATCCTGGTGATGAGCATGTAGAAAAAGTAGTAACAGTTAAAAAAACTGTTAAACCGGTTGCGGAAACTCCAAAACCAAAAAAAGATAAATGGGAAATTAAAGATAGATTTTATATTTTAAAATATGACAAATCACCTCTTAGTTATTCAATTCAAACTTCAGGAATAAATTATTTTGATGAAAAAGCAGGTTATGAAAGAGAGTTGAAATACACTTCTAATCAAAAAACTTGCTTTGTTGACGAAATGAAAGGTGATCAAAGATTAGATCATATTATTTTTAGAGATGGGTCTTTATACGTTCCTAAAAATAAAGTTGTTTTACAAAAATTATTATCTTTATACCATCCAATGAAAGACAGATTGTTTGAAGAGGTTAACAAAGTTCAAGATGCTGAAGACGAGTTGGTAGGTTTAGATTTACAAGTAGATGCTTTAATAGCTGCTAGAACTATGGATATAGATATGGCTGAAGCTATCATGAGAGTTGAGATTGGTTCTAAAGTATCAGAGATGAGTTCTAAAGAACTTAAAAGAGACTTGTTGTTATATGCTAAGAAAAACCCAAAACTGTTTTTAGATTTAGTAGATGATGACAATGTTGTTCTTAGAAATTTTGGAATTAAATCAACAGAAATGGGAATATTAAAACTTTCTAGCGATCAACGAACTTTTAGTTGGGGATCAAATGACAGAAAGTTAATGAACGTACCATTTGATGAACACCCATATTCAGCTTTAGCCGCTTGGTTTAAAACTGATGAAGGTATGGAGATTTACACAAATATTGAAAAACAATTAAATTAACCAAACTGTAGAAGCGGTCGCTCTACGGGGCGACTGCAACTACTTTAAAATATTTAAAATGAAATTAACAGGATTAGGAGATTTTATTGAAAAAATAACAATAGCAACTGGAATAAAAAGAATAGCGACAAACACAGCTTCACTTTTAAAGCAGAAAAATTGTGGTTGCGAAAAAAGAAAACAAGCGCTTAATAAAGCGTTTCCTTTTAAAAAATAAAAAATTATGGCAGTAAGAATAGACAATGTATACCAAAAAGTTTTAGCTATTGTAAATAAAGAGCAAAGAGGATATGTAACACCTCAACAGTTTAATTTATTTGTTGACCATGCTCAAATGGATATATTTGAACAATATTTTTATGATATAAATCAATTTGGAAGACAAGCTGGAAACGATACTATGTATTCAGATATGCTAGATTTATTAAATGAAAAAATTGCTATTTTTAAAAATATTAAATTATTATATTATCATTCACCTTTTTTTCAAAAACCACAAGAACTATATAGAGTTGGAAGTTTAGAAACTGGTTATGGTGAAATTGAACAAGTTAATCACAACGAGCTTTTGAATTTAAGGTTATCACCATTAGCTAAACCAACTTTAGAAAGATCTATTTACGTAGACACTCCTCAAGGATTTAGAGTTTACCCTACCTTTACAAACAACGTACATTGTCATTATATTAGAAAACCTAAAACAGCTAGATGGGGTTATAATGTCATTGGTAGCAATGCTTTGTATGATCCTAGTAAGTCTATAGATTTTGAACTACACGCTTCTGAAGAAAATAATTTAGTAACAAAAATATTAATTCTTGCTGGCGTTAATTTAAACAAACCTGGATTAGTACAAATAGCTCAACAAGAAGAAACAAAAAATATTCAACAAGAAAAACAATAATACATGGGATTACTAGATGGTTTTATACAAAAACAAAACGCAGATACTGGTCAAGGAGAACTTATAGATTTAGGTTTAAATTCAAAAAAGTATTATGAAGGTTCTGACGGAGCGCAAGGTACTGGCACTAATGACTATGGAAACTATCAATTTACTTCTTTAGAAACTATTATTAGTCAGTTTAAATTAGCATATGTTGGTGAGGATAAAATTATAAGTAAAATTAAAAGAACTGACATTGCTTTCCATGCTCAAAGAGCTTTACAAGAATTAAGTTTTGACACTTTTAAAGTTGTTAAGTCAATGGAGTTAGATGTTCCTCCTTCTTTAACAATGCCTTTACCTCAAGATTATGTTAACTACGTTAAACTGTCTTGGGTTGACAGCATTGGTATCAAGCATATTATATATCCTACACATAAAACATCTAACCCAATATCTTATCAACAAGAATCTGATGGTGATTTTAAATACGAAACCAACACGTGGAAAGTTAATATTCCAGGAGTTTATTTTGAAAACGGAGCCCTTAAACAATCTTTTGTTGGAGCACCTGGTTCATTACTTATAGATCATACAGTAGATAAAATAGTAACGGATAAATATATAGAATATGGTATAACAAGATCTAGAGATTCTTTTGGTAATCGTATAACTTCAAATAATGATTTTGTTTCTAAAACACCGTTGCCTAAATTTGAAAAAGAAGTTAGAGTTACAATAGGGCAAAATTCTTTACCTCTTGAAAATGGTCAGAATATGATATATGGAACTAACATACTTCAAGGTGGTAACGCTCAAAATGATGGCATGAAAATAATGTTAGACGTTGATCCTGGTGGTCTTGCTGTGGGTATGAGTGTCTTTGGACCTGGAATACCAGATGGAACAACAATTACGTCTTTAGATGGAATTACTTCTACAGTATATCCTGGCGTTGCTTTATTAACTACAAATCCACAATATCAAGAGTGGAAGTTAATGGATCCAACTAATAGACCAACTAGAAATCCTGGTAAACCTTTAGTTACTGTTAATGCTCAAATATATGATAAAGAAATAATATTTGTAGATTTAAACTCACACTCTACAGCTTGGTCAAAATATAAATCTAATACATCATCAACTTCAAATGATAACGGCACTAATGATTATGAGTTTAAATTTAATAAAGGCACT